AATGCAGCATCATCGGAATGACGGCAGCCTTCAGGCTCGCCGCTCCCTCGATGGGCAGATCGACCGGACGCGGTGCCTCCGCTTCGACCCAGTCGCAGAGCCCGCCCAGCGTGCGGTCAGCGGTGATCGCTACGCCGATGCTAGCGGTCAAAGCGTCGAACGCGGCGTCACGGTCGGTGCCCTGCACGACCGCCTCAATCTCAGCCCGGTGCTGGTAGTGGTAGCACAGCGGCGACAGCGTGACCTCGGGCTCTCCCGGCTCGCCATCGCGCAGGACAGCAGGCCATCGGTCGGAACGCGCTCGGGCAGCACATCGCCGCGCAAGGCGGTGGCGGGCAACGCCAAAAGCCGCGCGTACAGCGCGGCGAGGATGGTTTCCCGGGGGGTGGGCATATCTTTTGTCCTGGTACGGCTGCGGCGAGGGTCTGCTGTGAACGGGACATCCTTGTGCAGCCCCCGCGCTACGAGGTGATCCCTGCAAGCAACTGATCCGTCATGGTAGATGCCGTAGGCCATGGATAATTTCGGATTGTGATGGAACACAGCGCTACGCCAATCATTCCGGCAACAAGGGTGTCTGTTCTGAGCCTTACATCTTTACGTTTCGGATCAAGGTCTCGAACAAGGTCTTCAAACATCTGAAAATTGATCAATGCGTTGTCTGTTTCCATGAAGCTATCGACATCCGATCGCCCGACATCGTTCGACATGAAGACAAGGCGAAAGTGGTCCGAGTGGTCTACCCAGTAAGATACGAATGCGAGCACGGCTATCTTCAGCCTTTCGGTTGGCTCAATCGGACCTCTCAAGCTTTCTTGGACATGTGCCGCCATCTCGGCCAATACCTCGGCCCAGAGGAGCATCAGGATCTCCGTCTTGCCTGCAAAATGCGCGTAGAGGGTCGTTGGCGCACACCCGACCGCCTTTGAAAGACGGCGCATGGAAACCGCCTCGAACCCTTCTTCGCGATAGAGGGCCATCGCGTGTCGAGCAACCTTGGTCCGGAACTCCAAGATTTCAGTTTCGCTACGGGGCGGGCGTCCAGCGGCCTTGGTCATTTTCTTGCAGTCCCTAGATTATTCGGCACGCGTTCCAAATAAGTCTTGCAGTGTCAAGCCGATAGTTTTATGGAACGCGTACCAGTTAATCTATCCCATTACCTCCATCATGGACCAAGGCTCAACATGACATACTCCATCCCCCAAAAATCAGTACTCGTTCTCGTCGGCATTTCGATCATGGCGTTGGGTTTGAACATTGGATTGGGTGGCATCCCAACGCTCGGCTGGCAGACGTCCGAGCCGTTCATCGCAGTCACCAACGAAACAGTGTATCACGTTCAGGACAGCCATATCCGGTTCATCGGCGGCGTCTGGTTCAGTGTTGGTGCAATCTTCTTTCTGGGTGCGATCTTGCGGGCAACTTTGCGTCCCACATTGATCATACTGTGTGCAGCAATCGCCAGTGCAGGGCTGTTTCGGTTGAGCGGCCTTGACGGCGGGGCAGTCTTCAGTGCCGCAATCCTACCTTCTTTGGCACTGGAAATTATTGCCTTCCCACTGCTGGCTTGGTGGTTGGTTCGTTCAGGAAAGTTCGCGGATTTGGCGGCGGCACAAATCTAACGCTGATGAACAGAACCGGTCAAAATGAGTGCGTATGTTCTGCCTGCGCGGCGGACGTCACAACTTTTTCTCCACCCAGTTGGCCACAATCAGCCCCGGGACGCTGTCGAGCGCGCTCTCGGCATCGCGCGCGAGGTCTAGCCGCTTGGGCAACTTAACCTGAGGCACCAGCAGGAAAATCGGCGCGGTGACCTTGCCGCGTCCTGTTTTCGAGCGCGACACAACCGCCTGCCCCTTCGTGTTCAGCCGCCCCTCCGCCACCAGCAGGCTCGGCCCCGTGCGGCGATAAACGAAGCGCAGGCGCAGCCCGCGCCGCCGTTCCCATTCGCCGGGCGTGATCCTGCCGCCGCGCGTGGATTTTCCTGCGGCGGGCAGCGGGATCGCAAGCCAGAAGCCGTCCTTCGAGCGGATCAGCGGGCCAGTATCGTGCGCGCCGATAATCACCGGTGCCTTTGACCAGACCAGCGCGGCCGCATCGAGGCTCTCGCCCGACCTCGGGAAGTTCTGGTTGCGGATCGAGTTGGCGAGCCGCCGCCCGAGCCCCGCGCCTGTGATCTGTGTGCGCCAGGCAGTCTTGAGCCCGGTTCCGGCCTCGCGCATGGCGGCTGTCACCGCACGTTCGCCCGCCGCAACCTCGGCCGCCATCATGGCCACAATGTCGGGATCAATGTTGAGCTTGAGTTTCACGCGGGCCTCAGGTCCACGGTCCAGACCAGCCGCTCGCGATCGCGGACTGGCTCACCCTGAATGAGGAAGGCGTCGCCGTCCATTTCCAAACGGTCGCCCGGACGCGGGGTCGGAATCTTAACGACACGCAGGTCGATGCGGGTCGTTTCCGACCAGAGCCGGGCATCGCCGAAGTCGGTGATCGCATCAGCCTGCCGGGAGACGACGCGCACCAGCATGGGCGCGCCGCCGTCGGAGGTGTAGATCGCCTCTCGCCCGATGTTCGGGTCGGCGAATAGCAAGTCGACGGCGGCGTCAAAGGCAGACATCACGTCCGCCGGGCGCTGCGTAGCACCTGCGGGCGGGTGCAGATCGGCAGCGGATTGCTCTCGATTTCCAGCCGCACCCATTCGTCACGGTCACGATCGGGGATCGTGCGGGCGTAGAGCGGCAGGCCGAGCGTGTTCACCGTCTCGAACGTACCTGCGACGCTGATCGGCTGGCACGGATATCCTGCAGTGACGATGTCCACCGCGCCGCGCCACGGGCGGCCGTCGAAGGTTGCAACGTCGTCCCAGACAGGTGCGCAATCCAGGGCCGCCTCTTCCATCCGCGCCACGAGAGTGGCTGCGGCGTAGGTTTCCCGTTCGACTTGGCCCACAGTTCGATATCCCGCTGCCCGGCAGGCGATGCTTGCATCGCCGAGAGGGGACATGGCGATGGTGAGCCCAAGGTCGAGGCCGCCTGCGCCGGAGCAGAGCGAGAGGCCGAAGAGGCATGCGTCGCCGGTTCCGGAAGCGTCTCCGGAGGAAGGTAAAGCCAGGTCATGCATCGCCTCAATCGTCTTTGGTCTTGATTTCGTTGAAGGTCTCGTTCGAGCCGGAAAGTGCAGCCTACATCGCCAGCCAGCGGCATGAAGGCTGGGTTCCCGACAAGACTCGCTATGACGACGGCGGCATCTCCGGCGGTACGCTGGAGCGGCCTGCAATGCAGCGCCTGCTTGATAACATTGATGCGGGCCGCATCCAGATGATTGTGGTCTACAAGATCGACCGGTTGACCCGCTCTCTGGCCGACTTTGCCAAGCTCGTGGAGCGTTTTGACGCAGCCGGGTGTTCGTTCGTTTCTGTAACACAGGCCTTCAACACCGCCTCGTCAATGGGTCGCTTGACCCTCAATGTGCTATTGTCATTCGCCCAGTTCGAACGAGAGGTCACGGCCGAGCGAATCCGCGACAAGATCGCGGCCTCAAAAAAGAAGGGCCTCTGGATGGGTGGGGTGCCGCCACTTGGCTACGATCCGCACCCCGATCCGAAAACCAGAGGGCTTGTGGTAAGCCAGAACGAGGCGAAAACCGTTGAAGAAATCTTCCACCTCTACGTCCAGCTTGGGTGCCTGAATAAGGTCATGCGCGAGACAGCGAAAATGGGCTTGCGGTCAAAGCGGCATCACTTCAAATCAGGACGGATCCAGGGTGGCAATCCATTCTCCCGCGGCCAGATCTACGCGCTGCTCCGTAATCCCATCTACATCGGGAAGATCAGGCATAAAACCAATGTCTGGGACGGGCAGCATGAGGCCATCATTGACGTTGAGCTTTGGGATCATGTTCAAGCCAAGTTGCAGGAGGCCAGCGCCCGGCCAAGGTCGCAGGTCGGCTCGGTGAGCAGTTCCTCAAAAGTTGGGGTTGCACCTTTGACAGGCAAGCTCAGGGACGAGACCGGGGACCGATTGACGCCGACACATACCAAGCGTCATGGACGAAGGCTGCGCTACTATATCTCCAATCGCCTGATCGCCGGCGGCACCGATCCAAGTGGCTGGCGCTTGCCCGCAGTGGCACTGGAGCAGGCATTTGCGAACATCATCGCGCGCCACCTGAGTGATCTCGCCCGCAGTCACCGAATTTGCGTCACGCCAGATCTTCAGATTGGCGACGCAGTCTGCACCAAGGCTCAGGATCTAAAACACAGACTAAAGAAAGGTGCGCCCGAACTTCTCGCAAATATTACGGCGGGGGGAAAACTGACCAAGGGGGGCATCGTCCTGACCCTACAAATAACGGAGTTATCAAATCAACTTGGGCTGAAGCCAAGCCAGATTGATCCCTCCGCGCTGCAAATCCAAGCGCCCTTCGAACTGCGTCGACGAGGCGTCGAGGGAAAGATCGTCGCTGGCGACCCAGAGCCCGAACCAGACAGAACGTTGCTGCGTGCGCTGGACCGCGCGCATACTT